ACTACAAACCACCAAATATATATTATAAATGTTGGTTTACTAATAGTCTACTGTTTTTTAATTGGCAATTTTTACCAATTTCAATTACTTTAACTATTTCTAACTTGTCATTAATAATAATAATCATATCATCTAACTCCTTTTAATTAGATAATACCATAATTTTCCAGTAAAGCAAGCGTTGAAGTATAAGTTAAAAATTTAGTTTTTTTTGCATGTATAAGTTGCTAAAAATAAATTTTTACAATGTTCAATATGCAATTATTGTTATTTTTCTTTTAATTTTCTTTTATATTCATATAAAGCATCCATAGCAGTTGCAACATTTCTTTCTTGTTCTTCTTTCGGTAATTCATGCCATCTTTTTCCATTCTTATCAACATATGCAACATATAAACCACTTTCAGGATCTTTGTATATAATATGTGTTATTGAATTTGGATAATAGACTTTTTCTTTTCTCAGATCTTTATCTATTAAGTCACTAATTGGAACATCTAATATTTCTGCTAATTTAATAGCATTGTCAATGCCTGTTTCAGTTTCATTATTTTCGATTCTGGATATTGTAGAGCGATCAACGCCAATTTGATCTGCTAAAAATTGTTGAGAAAGTTTCTTTTTAGTTCTCAAATATTTAATATTATTATTTAAAAACTCTGCCATATTTCGCCTCCTCCTAAAATTATTATAACATAAAATGATAAAAAAACAACGTGAAATGTGAAAAAATGCACAATTACTATTGACAACGTGCAAATATGCACGTATAATGGGGTTAGATAGGAGGTAAAAAAATGCAACAAGCAATTGCTAACGAATTAAAAGCTACAAGACTTAGAAAAAATCTTAAGGCTAAATATGTTGCGGCTGATTTAAATATTAGCGAAGTGACATTAGGAAGATATGAAAAAGATGCAGCAGGATTATCTGTAGAACAATTAGAGAGAATGTTAAGCTATTACAAAGTTCCAAAGTCTATTTTTTTTAGAAACGTTTGTGAATATATGCACGAAAATTATTAAAATAAAATCCTTAAACTACCAGAAAAAGGACAAACCCAAAAAAATAGAATTAAATGGAGGTAAAAAACGATGGAAGAATTTATGATAGGTAACACTACTGTGAGACTATACTCTCCAGAGCAACCTAAAAAAGAAACTCTGAAAAATTTGTATGATGTTATAAATGACATAGCTTTTAATTTGCAAAAATCTGGAAAAAGCATATCAAAGATGTTTTATACAAAAGAACAAGTTAATAATTTAAAAACTAAAAAAGGTTATATTTTTATAAAATAGTCGCTGATAATAACTTTCATAAACTACGCTATGTAGTTTGTAGAAAAATTGGACAAGCTAGAAAGAAGGTGAAAGAATGCAAGAGGCTATTAAATTAAATCAACAGAGAATGAGAACTGAAAGATTAGAGCAAATAAAAAGAGCAATAAAACAACAAAAGAAAGAACGAATCTTAACTGTGTTTATTGCTACATTCATAGTTGTAATAACTATAACAGTTATAGCACTAAGTAATAAATTAACTAATAATGCTATATCAAATTGTGTTGAAAAAGGTTACAGTGCTAATTATTGTTCAACGAAATTATAAAAAAAGAAATGCGTACGAAACATTTCTATACGGATAGTATAGCAAAAAAATTAAAAAAATGCAAATTTTTGAGTTGACAACTAAAGAATAAAAAAAGGGAGGAAATATGGCCCAAAGAAGAATGTTTAATAAGACTGTTACTAATAATGATAATTTTTTAGAAATGCCAGACAGTTCCCAAAATTTATATTTTCATTTATCAATGAATGCTGATGATGATGGTTTTGTTGATAATTGGAAGTCTATTATGCGAATGACAGGGCATAAAGAAGATGATTTAAAAGTTTTAATATTAAAGAACTACGTAATACCTTTCGAATCAGGAGTAATAGTTATAAGGCACTGGAGATTAAATAATTATCTTCAAAAAGACAGAGCAACACCAACTACTTATGCAAATGAAAAGAAACTTTTAAAGACAGATAAAAACAATGTATACACTTTGGATACAGACTGTATACACAGTATAGATAAGAGTAGTATAGATAAGAATAATAATTCTACTACTACTACTACTACAAATACGCACGCGTGTATTCAAGATAATGAATTAATAGATGATCATGAAGAGGAACTTCATGTAGAAGAACTACAGACAAGTGATATCTATTCTTACTTAGAGAGAGCCTGGGGAAGAACACTAAGTTCTTATGAATATACGTTATTAGAAAATTGGACTAATGATGAAATAACAAGATATGCGATTAAAGAATCTGTTAAATGTAACGCTAGAAGTATCAAATACGTAGAAACAATTGTAAACGCTTTAAAGGCCAAAGGAATAAAAACTGAGGCTGAGGCTATCAAAGAAAGCGACAACTTTAAGGCGAGAAAGCAGAAGAACTGTAGCAAAAAAGTCGATGATGTATTTGAGAGATACGCTAATTCGAGTGGTACTGATGAATAGAAGAGAAGTATCAGATTTTTTAAGAAAAATAAAATGTTATTTTCAAAATTTTTCAGTTAATGATTTTGTTTTGGATGAATGGGGTAATGTTCTAAAAAACTATGACTCCGAAGATGTTTATAAAAGTTATTATAAGTATTTGAACAGTGATAGTAAAAATGAGTTGCCTAAAATTCATATTTTGGTACAAAATTTAAAAACTAAAGAGGAAAAAAACAAAAATATTAAGTATATAGTTTTTTGCCCATTATGCAAAACAAAAATTTCATTAAGTAATCTTGATAAACACTATGAACGTTGTAGTTCAGTAGACTTTATTTGTAGAATGAGTAAAAAATATTACAACAGAGTTTTAAACAGAAATGATTTATTACAGCTAAATGAAAATGAGTTTATGCTTAGATATATGAAATTTTGTAAAAATTTACTTAATGATTGTCAAGATGATAATGATTTAAGTGTTATATCAGCAATTGTTAATCCAAAAGAAAATATAGATGTTGTTTCAAAAATGAAAATTTAAAAGGATGTGTGAACAGATGAAAAAAAGAGTATTTACAGAGGGTTGCATTAAATGCCGTTGCGGTCACTCAATGACTATTGCAAGAGATAAAAAAATTTGCAGTTGGTGCGGCAGATTGGTTTATAAACATCCGAAACAAGAATTTAAAGAAAGGTTAAAATCGAAATTATGTTAGAAAGAATTATAGGGGTATTAAGTTTAACTGATTACAAGAAAAAAGAAGAAATACTAAAAGAATTAAAAAAAGACTGTGATATTACAGAACGTACTTTTAGAGCGTTAGTTGCTCAAAATAACAAATTATTTGGTGAAGGTAAAGTTGATTATTATATTGCTCATTCAAATAAAGGATATAAGTTAACTTTTAATTGGGAAGAAATGAAAAAGTCTATTGCTGATAATAGAAAAAGAGCAATAACAATGCTTGCGGACTGTACTAAAGCAGAAATGGCGTTTCAAAAAAGAAATTATTTACAATTTACTGATTTAGATGATTAAAAAGGGAGAAAGATTTATGTTTTATAAAAAGCAAAGAAGAATAGAAGAATTAGAAAGAAAAGAACAAACATTTGTAGCTCGTATTGATACTTTAGGGAAGAACATGAAAAAACAAGAAAGACAGTTTCTTAATGAAAAGAATGACTTATTAGAAAAGAATTCTATATTAAAGCAAGAAAAAAATAAATTACAAGAAGTTTTAGATTTAACAGAGCAACGTAGAAGAACAAATGCTAGTGCTTTAGGTGGATTCTCAAAACAGAATAAACAATTAAAAGCAGACTTAAAAAACGCTAAAGATGAATTGAATAGTTTATTACGTGCTAAAGAGAAAGTTGATAAAGAGTACAAAAAATACTTTGAATTATACAACAGCGAAGTTTTGCAACACAATGAAGATAAAAAAACTATTAAAAGATATGCTGAAGCAATAGTTGCTAGAAATCAAGAAATAAAAGACTTAAAAAAGAAACTAGATTTTAAAGAAAATCCTGTTACTATCAATGAATTAAACGAATATAAGATGTTTGGCAAACCTAGAAAGAAGAAACAAATATGCAAATAGAACAAATAATAATCGTAGTACTAATAGTAGCTATATACTATTTAATTAATAAAAATAAAGAGCAAAAGAGAATAATAAATATTTTGCATCTCGAAAGCGAAGGATATTTAAATTTATTATCAGATGTTGGTGCTATGCCAGAAAACTTAATAAAAGACAAAATAGAACAATTAGATAAAAAATTTGGAAAGGTTAAGGTCAAGTTATAGTGAAAGAAAGAGAGAAAGAAATAAAGTACTTAATGTATTTAAAAAGTCAATTAATTAAAGAAACAAAGAAAGAACTAAAAGATTTAAAACAAGAGTTAAACTCTTTAAATGCAGTTAAGACCTTAAAGAAGAAAAAGTAATATGGCTAGAGCGACAAAAATATTAAATAAATATGAAATAAAACTGTTAGCACTATCAGACATAGATATTAACTATGACAATTTTTATAAAGAAGAATTAATAGCATTTTGTAAGTGTTTAAAAGAAGAATACAAAAAGCAAAAAGAAGCAATTGATAAAGCAATTAAGTCACTTGAAATACAAGTCGAAGTAATAAAAGAACAACCATCGGATAGCTATTTAGATGATGACTTTGAAATTAAACAAAGACTTACAATTCTTAACGTATTAAAAGAGGTGGAATAAATGAAAAAACAGAATTTAGTAGATTTAGGTTTTTATCAAGATGAACCTATTGGTTTTAAATTTGATACCAGCATAAATAAGCCAGTTTTATGTAAAAGATGTGATAATTATTACTATGCTTATCCTACTAAAACAGGATTGGTATATTATCGTTCTCGTCATTTAGGAGAAAGAGATAAAGAAATAATAGATATTCCTTTTGAGGATTGGGCTTACAGAGTGTTAAAAGAGGTGTCAGAATGAACAAAGAAGAAGTGTTAAAACAATTGTTTCAATTATCTAAAGATGATATATTAGATATTTTTAAAATTATAAATGGTTATAAAGAAAGAGTAAATAAGAGCCGAAATGATACTTTAATTATGAGATGCCTATTTATGAAAGGTTATCATTCCACAAAAGAATTTTATAAAGAAAAAGGAATAACAAAAGACAATATGTTAGCAAGTGCTTTGAGTTATGAAACTACAAATATAAAAGCATATTTAGAATTAAAAAGAATTTTTAATATAGGTAATGAAATGTTTAATAAAGTCCTTTTAGAATTAGAACAAGGGAGTGATAGTAATGAATAAGAAGAAATATGATAAGAAAATAAAAAAGTATCATGATAAAGCTAAAAAAGTACTTCCTTATAATCTAACTATGTTCTCTTATTATGAATTAAAAGCAATATATTATGAAATGTTAAAGGAGAGTGATAGTAATGAATAAATATTGTTATGAAATAAAAGATGGAAAATGTAAGGGCTGTTTTAAAATATATCAAGCAAAAAATGGCTCTATTCAATTAATGATGGGGAATTGTAATACTACTTTAACAGCACAACAAATATTAGATTTAAACATATATACATTCGGTTTAATTGATTATGACACGATAAATTTTTAGAATTTTATAAGTTGGGTGATAGCAATGTTAAAGATTAATTATAAGGGTTATAAAATATCACAAGGAAGTAATAAACATGTAGCAATATTTAAAGATAATAAAATGATGTTTCATGCTGAGTGTGATATAGAACTAAGTGAGCAAGGATTAAAGCAAACGTTAGATTGGTATTTAGATTTAGTAGAGAAAGTAGATGTTATAGAAGAACCAAAAAAGATAGAAAGAATACTGCTTCCCAGTTTTGAAGAATTTAAAAATATGAGTGCAGCAGAAAGATATTTAGTAACTGCTAAAGAATACGATCTACTTAATGAACTAATAGACATAGTAAATGAGATGAAAGGAGTGAAATAAATGAGTAAATGGAAATGTGAAATCTGTGGAAGTAAGTTTAAAAGCTTTCATGCACAAAGTTTTAATAATAAAATATATTGCCCATTATGTTATTTTAAAAGAAAAACAGAATTGTTAGTAAATGAAAATCAAAAAATAAAAAACGTTATAAAACAGATAGGATTTGAACCAGATGAAATAGCGTTTTTACAGCAAGAAAATGCTGAATTAAAGAAGCAACTTGAAGAATTAAGAAATGGATATAAAAATAAATTGGGAAATTTATTATCAGATGGCATAGAACCTGATCCAGAAGATTTTTACTTAGCAGAAATAGAAGGGAAAGCAAACGATTATGATAAATTATTAATTAAACAACAAGAGTTTATAAAATATTTAGAAGATTATATAAAATATAAAAATGAAGCAAGACAAATGCATGAAATGTACTCTGAAAGCGAGAATAGATTATCTAGTCAATATTTTATATTACAAGAAATTTTGCAAAAATACAAAGAAATAATGGGAGTGTCAGATGAAAAAGAAAATTAGATATATTCATGAAATATATACTGATAAGTATAGAACTTTGTATCAAGCAATTGAAATAGATGTTGATATAGATAAAAAAAGTAATGGTTTACATAGTAAAAATATTAGAGCAATGGTAAATCCAAATTTAACTATATTGCTTAGAAGAGACTATTTAACTTGTGATTATGAGATAGTAAAAAAAGAAATAATAGGAGGAATAGAAAATGAAAGTAATGATTAGTCAACCAATGAGAGGAAAGACAAATGAACAAATAAGAAAAGAAAGAAGTGAATTAATATTTGAATTAGAAAATAAAGGCTATGAAGTATTAGACACTGTGTTTGATATAGCACCGAAAGACGGTGATGAAGCAATATTTTATTTATCAGAAAGTATTAAATATTTAGCAAAAGCGGATGCAGTATTCTTTATGAAAGGTTGGGAAAAAGCAAGAGGCTGTAAAATAGAACATGAAGTTGCTGTTGAATATGATAAGCAAGTATTCTACGAGAATTAGGAGTATCAGATGAAAATAATATCAAATAAAAGATATAAAGAATTACTTGATTATGAAAATAAATATAGATTACTCACTGGACAAACCTTTACTATTTGCAACGGTGGTAGAAGTAGATATGCTTCGCTATTGCTCTTAGAAAAAGAAGAAATAGTACATAGATATTTTGATTTATATAATGCGTATGTACAATTATCGAGAAAAGAGGGTAGAAAATAATGGAAGAAAATACAGTGTCATGTGATTATGAAACAATGTATAAAAAAAAGCAAGAAGAAAATAGATATTTAAATATGCAATTAGAAGAACAACATAAATACTTTGAAGATAAAGTTTGTAATTTAACGGCTGTTTTGGCAAAATATGAAAAAGAAAATAAATGGTTAAAAGATATTATTAATAGTATTTTGCATATCTAGGAGACAAAGATGAAAATAATATGCAATAAGCTTTATAACGAATATACAAAAACAACAATAGATTATCATACTGATTATTCCAAAATAACTAAAGAACAATTATATGATACTTTTAAGTTCCATTGTCAAGGTCAAAGAATACTTAATGAAGTAGTTGAATACATTTATAAATTAATTCAACAAGATAAAAAATAATTAGGAGATGATAAATAATGGAAGAACGATTATATAAAATATATGGAAAAGTAGAAGATTTAGATAAGTTAGAAAAAGCTTTGAGGCATATTGAATACTTAGGAGAAATAGGAGCTAGTAGAAATATTTTAATAAGAGTAGATGGTGATGGTTCTGGGAGAATCAAAGTACATAAAGTTCTTCGAGGAATGGTTTATGAACAAGAAAAAATAGATAAAGAACAATACAATATAAAACAAACTAATCAACAAGCTTTCAGAGAAGATATAGTTGGAATATATGATGTTGGTTAGGAGGTAAAGAATGAAATTAGAAGTTGGAATGTATGTTAGGACTGATAGAGGAAAAATCGGAAAACTCCATAAAGAACAGATTATTATGAGTTAGAATATCCTCGAAATGTATGTGACTTAGCTTATAAAAATAGAATTACAAAATCAAGCTTTACTTTATTAGGCATAATAAATGTTGGAGATTATGTTAACGGAAAACAAGTCGATAATGTGAATTTAGGAAGAGAAAAGTATATTTTAGTAGGATTACATAGAATTTATGAATCAGAAATCAAATCAATAGTTACAAAAGAACAATTTGAACAAATGAGTTATGAGGTAAGTGAGTAAAAATGGAATTAAGCAAAATAAGAAAAATGTCTGATGCAGATTTAACAAGGTACTTAAATAATGTATCGCAAAGAAATGCACAAATTTGTTGTAAATGTGGAAGAATAACAAATAAGCCAGATAGAGTAGGAATTTTTACTTACAAAGGTTGTGAGAATAAAAAATTATGTACTTTGTGTTATGAATGCTATGTTAATTTATTAGATTATTTAGAGATAGCAGACAACAATTAGTAAGGAGTGAATTACGTGAAAAAGAAATTAATAATAGGATTAATTATATGTATCACTATGTTGGGATTAACAGGGTGTGGAGCTAAACCAATAAGCGAAAGTAAAAATAATACATATTACATGCAAGAAAGCACAGTTTTTGATTTTTATGTAGATAAAGAAACATGTGTCGAATACATAGTGTTTCGTGGTTACAACAAAGGAAATGTTATATCAAGATTAAATATTGATGGAACTATAAAACTAAATGAAAATTGTTTGAAGAAAAATTAGGAGGTTTATAAAAGAATGAAAAGAGATAAAGAATATAAAGTAATAATAATTGTGTCATTATCATTAATTTGGCTCTATGGTTTATGTTACATGATAAGTGCTTTACAACTAGATAAACAACGTAAAATAAATGAACAACTAAGAATTGAATATAATGAGTTAAAAAAGAGTTATGAAGAATTAGAAGAGCATATAAATTTGAGTTAGTGTGAGGTGTAGTAATGCTGAGAACTAAAGTAATAAAAAAATATCCAAATTTTACTTTATTAGCTGTATATAAAGTAAACAACGATAAAGAAGAATATTTATATAACACTTGTAAAAATATAAGCGAAAAAAAAGCTAGTATTAGATCTATAAAAAAGAATCATACTTTTATAAGAAATATAGCATTAGAACGTATAAAAAACACCTTAAAAATTACAAAAAGTATAGACAAAGAAAAAAACACTGTTTAGTATTTAAAAATAAAGTTAAAACAGTTGCTATACATGTGCAATATAATATTGTACATATCTTGCACTAGGTAAAAGAGTAAAAAAGAGGTGATATATAGAGTGACTAAAGAAGAATTAAAATCTAAATTAAATGAATTTGTTGAAGCGTTAGAATTAGATGAACTAGCTACTAAAACAGTAGTTAGTTATAGGAATGCAATAAACAAATTTATAGAATATGTACCAGATAAAACTTTTGAATTAGATAAAAAATTGATTATGTCTTATAAAAACAAATTACAAGAAGATAAATATGCTTTAAAGTCAAGAAATCAGTATATTGTAGTGTTAAACAAATTTTTAATATTTTTGGGTTTAGAAGAATGTACAGTTAAGCAATTTAAAGAACAAGAAAAATCTAACTTAGAGGACTATATTGAACCACAAGAACACAAAAGAATGTTAAAATGGGCAAAGAAACTTAATAATATTGAAGCATATTACATAATTAAAGTATTTGCAGCATCTGGAGCAAGGGTTAGTGAACTGAAATATTTTACTGTAGAAAATTTAGAGAGTAATTACATTAGAGGCGCGTATAACAAAGGAAAAGAACGAGTGTTAATTATGACTAATGAATTAAGACGTGACTTGAAACACTACTGTAGAGATAAAAAAATTAAAACAGGAATTATATTTAGAAGTACAGATGAAAAATTTAAAAATAATCCAAAAAAGATGGTAAACGTGTCGACAGTTTGGCGCTGGTTAAAAAAAATAGCAAAACGTGCAAAAATTAATCCTAAAAAAATTCATGCTCACGCGTGGAGACATCTATTTGCAAAACAATGTAAAAATTCAGGCATAGATTTAGATGAACTCGCTGATATTCTAGGTCACAAAAATATTAACACTACAGCTATATATACAAAAACATCTATGAAAGAAAAGAAAAATAAACTAGAAAAAATTAAGTATTAGAATGGGGTTGTATATGATGAATTTAATTGATTTAAAACGAAAAAAAAGAGAACTTTCTTCATTTTTAAATTATATGTATGCTGAAGTAAATGAAAAAAGAGATCCTGTAAAAGCTACTAGATTTGATAAGACAACTGTGGACGGTACAAAAAAGCACTATGATACAAGTGATGTTGTTTTAGCAATAACTGATATGGAAAAGGATATAGAAAAAACACAACAAGAGTACGATAGAATAACTTCTTTAATAAATGAACTAGAAAAAGGTTATAAAGAATTAAATGAGCGTGATAAATTAATTTATTTAGAGTATTGGTGTAAAGGATATAGTACTTCTAAAATTGGTGTTAGATATGGTCTAAGTGACAGACAAGTCAGAAGAATTTTAAAAAAAGTTGAAAAAAAATTATAAATGTCCGCAAATGTCCTAAAAAACACTTTAAAATGGTATTGTGAAAAAATAAAATATTGTCTCCTTTTTATAGAAGCTAAACGCTTCTTTTTTTAGTTTTTAGGAAGTGGGTGAGTGAAGTTGCCAAATAAAAATAATTTAGTTCCAATAAAAAATTTAAGCAACGATGAAGCAAAGAGAAGAGGCCAAAAAGGTGGCATTGCTAGTGCCGAAGCCAGACGAAAGAAAAAAGCCTTTAAAGAACAAATTGAATACTTTTTATCTTTGCCATTTCCAGACGTAAAAGACAAAAACGGAAATGAGTTACGAAAGACATTTGAAAAATTTGGAATTGAAGAAACAGAAATTGATAATCAGATGGCTATGATTTTGTCTTTGTGGCGAAGTGTGATTAACAAAGGAGATACTTCAGCTTTTATTGCACTTCGTGACACTGTTGGTGAAAAGCCAGTAGAAAAAGTTTCAAATGATGTAAACGTTACATATGAATCCGCTTTAAAAGAAATAAGTGGTTCTGATGAGTATTAATACAAAACAGTATATAGAAAAATATGTAAAAATTCGTGATAAATCTGGAAAAATAATAGATTTTAAAATGAATGAACCGCAACTGCGACTATATGATATTATTAAAAAACTTAAACAAGAGCAAAAGCCTATTAGAATTATAATTCTAAAAGCTAGGCAAATGGGTTTTAGTACACAAACAGAAAGTATTTTATTTAAAGAAACTGCTACTAAGTTTAATATAAATACAGGTATAATAACACATCAAGAGGAAGCAACAGCAAACTTATTTACAATGAGTAAAAGAATATATGATTATTTGCCGGACAATATGAAACCAGCACTGAAAAATAGTAATGCTAAAGAATTGATTTTTGACAATACAGAAGGTACTGGATTAAAAAGTAAAATAAAGTGTATGACGGCAGGAGGTAAAGGTGTTGGACGTTCTGATACGTTTAATAATTTACATATATCAGAATTAGCTTTCTGGCCTGGCGATAAAAAAGCTACTTTGACAGGTTTGTTACAGGCTGTACCAAATTTGCCAAACACAATAATAATAATTGAAAGTACCGCTAATGGATTTGAATATTTTAAAGAGCTTTGGGATAAGGCTGTGAAAGGTGAGAATGATTTTGTTCCTTTATTTGTTGGTTGGAACGAATTAAAAGAATATCAGATGCCATATACAGATTTTGATTTGACACAAGAAGAAATAGAACTTCAAAAACAATATGGTCTGACTTTAGAACAATTAACTTGGCGAAGATGGTGTATTAAAAATAACTGCGGTGGGGATATTAATCAGTTTAAGCAAGAATATCCTATTAATCCTTATGAGGCTTTTATTAGTACAGGTAATTGTTATTTTAATAAAGAAATTATAATGAATAGAATAAGCGAGATAGAAAATAAGAAACCGATTAAAATAGGTTTCTTTTCTTATACGCTCAAAGATAATAGTATTTATAATATTAAATGGGTTGAAGACTCTAAAGGTTATATTAAAATATATAAAGATGTTCTAAAGGGTCATCCTTACGTTTTGGGTGGAGATACGGCTGGTGATGGTTCAGATTTTTTTACTGGTCATGTTATAGACAACAACACAAGTTATCAAGTTGCAACATTACGAGATGACAAAATAGATGAAGATGAGTATGCTAGACAAATTTTTTGTCTTGGAACATATTTTAATCATGCACTTGTTGGTTTAGAAAATAATTATAGTACTTATCCAACAAAGAAGTTAAAAGAGTATAAATACCCAAAAATTTACTTAAGAGAATTGGAAGATAATATTGCTGAAAAAACTCAAGATAAATTTGGCTTTGTAACAAATAAAGCTACAAGACCTATTATACTAAGCATTTTAAAAGAAATATTTAGGGATAATGTTGATTGGATAAATGACTTAGACACATTATTAGAGGCGTTGGTTTTTATTAAGAATGAAAAAGGTAGAGGTGAAGCTCAGCAAGGTGAACACGATGATTTAATCATGGGACTTGCTATTACATATTACATAAGAACGCAGCAAAAATATAATATATCAATTGAAGAGAAAAAAATTGAAGACAAGTTACCTTTTGAACTTCAAGATTTTGATGACTACATTGATGAATTGGTGGGATGGTGATATTAAATGATAGAAGGAATAATATTTGTATTTGTATTTATAATAGGTTTTGCTTTTGGAATAGCAATGCCTTTTATTTTAAAGAAATTAAATGTGTATAAAGAACAGTCAATTGTTTCAACAGACGATGAGCCAAAATCTACATCTGCAGACATAATTGACGAGTGGCTGAATGGAAAAAGAGGTGAATAGCAATGGATAAAAACTTAAGCCCATCAGATATTTGGGAAGAATTTAGAAAAGGTCAACAATATAAAAAAGATGCCAAATTGCAAGACGAGTGGGAAGAGGCCGAAAAGTTTTACGAGGGTAATCATTGGCCAAGAGCGACACCTAAAACTAAAAATATGCCTCGTCCGGTAGTAAATATATGTTCTATGATATGTGACAATAAAAAAAGCGGTATACTTTCAGGAAATATAAAAATGATATATCGGCCATCTGAAATGTTTGGTGATTCACTTCAAAGAGCTGAAGAGGGGGCTAATATTTTTACTAAATTTGTTGAGAATATAACAAAAGAAATGAAACAAAGTGATTTAGATGATTTAGCGCAAGATAATTCGGTTCAGTTAGGTACATATATATATCACTATTTTTGGGATACAACTATCGCCGGTGGTATGCAAACACCTTTCGTTGGAGGCGTTCGAGGAGAAATAATACATCCTAAAAATATTGTGTTTGCTAATCCGATGGAAAAAGATGAACAAAAACAAAAATATATAATTATTGCTAGTGCCGAGCCATTATCGAGTGTTAAAGAGTTGGCAAAAAGAAATGGTATAAAAGAATGGAATGATATTAAAGCAGATAATGAATTAGAGGAAGATAACACTAATACTTTATCACTATGCACTGTATTAACAAAGTATTTCAGAAAAGGTGGAAAGGTATATTGGTTGAAAACTACGAAAGAATATTATATTCAAAAAGCAACCGCGTGGGAACCAAATGAAAAAGCAGTAAGATTAGACGATGAAATAGATGAGCAAGAAGTCAATGAACCAGATTTAGTAGGTATAGAAAGTTATTTTAGAAAACAACTTTATCCAATTGTAGTTGGTAATCATAAAAATAGAAAAAACTGTATTTTTGGTATCGGTGAAGTAAAGCAAGCTATTCCAAATAATAAAGCTGTTAATTTTAATTTAGGAATGATGTTACTATCAGTTCAAAATACAAGTTGGCCAAAGATAATTCAAAAAGTTGACGCATTAGCTAAACAAGTCATTACTAATGAACCAGGTGAAATACTGACTGATACTACTAAAGGCTCTGGATGGGGCGTTAAGTATATGGATAGTCCTGGTTTTAATAATCAAGCTCTTACGTTAACAAATACTATTATTGATTTAACAAGAACTGTAACGGGTTCTACTGAAATCACCAACGGTGAGGCTTTAGGCGCTAATATGGCGGCTAGTGCAATAATTGCTCTTCAAAACCAGGCTAAAAAACCTATTGAGATGTACCAAAGAAAGTTTTATAGGACATATGAAAAAATAGGCAAAGTTTTAGAACAGTTTTTTAAATATTTCTATAGTGATGGACGCCTTTTTAGTTATGAATCCGAAGGTCGCCGCTACGTTGCTTCATTAAATGGTCAGAATTATAAAGATATTGATTTTAGCTTAAATATTGAAGTAGGCGCTGGTGGAATATATAGTGAGAGTCTAACAGTTAGTTTATTAGATAATCTTAAAAATTCTGGTGATATTGATACTGATGAATATATTGAACTATATCCAGAAAGTATTATGACTTTTAAAGCCAAACTAAAAAAGATGAGAGAACAAAAACAACAAGAACAATTAATGCTGCAACAACAAGCAGTACAGCAACAATTGACTCAACAAAATCAAATTTTGTAACAATAAATTAATATGTGCTATCTTTATAGGTAGCGTAGAGTAAGTAAAGGCACAGGATAGGACGTATTCTTATCAATTAAACCTTTGCAAAATGTGAAAACTGAACTCGAGATAACAGGAAGTAACTGAGTTTTGGAATAAACGGCATTTTATTTACTCTACGGTGTTTATAAAAGACACTATTTGCTTTGAAGCATTTAGTTAATACTAAAGGTTGGTAGAAGTAAATAACAACTATCTTTATAGATAGTGTACTGATGATATAAAGAACCTGGGTAATGGAAAACAAGGGCTGCAGACTAGCGAGGTGAAAGGCCTCTGATATATCATTGGTACAGTATCTATTGAAGATACTAAAAGTCGATGAATTAATCGGCTTTTTTTGTCTTTATTATTAAAATTTAAAGACATAAAAAAATTTCGCATTGAATAGCGCAAAAATCTGAGGAGGAAATATGGAAAATAGCGAAAAAATGTTGGATGTCGCTGAACCAACTGTGGATGAAACTGAACAAACAGTACCAGTACCAGAAGAAAAAACTGAAACAAATGAAGTTCCAGAATTTACTGAAAAAGAACAAAAAACAACTGAAGTTGAAGAGAACACCAAAGAACAGACAGTTGAAGTTTCTGAACAAAGTAAAGAGGAAAGAGCTAATTATGCTCAGATAAGGAGAAAAGCCGAAGCTGATGCCGAAGCAAAAATAGAAGCAAAACTAAAGGTTAAGGTAGATGAAGCTTACAATAGAGGCCGCTTAGAGGCTTTTGTTGGAAAGATTAATCCTTATACAAACACAGTGATTAGAGATGAAACTGATATTCAAGTATATGAAAACATGTATACACTTGACAAATCTGGAAAAGATCCGGTTGCTGATTATGCTGGTTATGTTGCGGATAAACAACGCCAGGAAGAAAAAGAAACAGCCGAAAAAAAGAAATTACAAGAAGAGGCTGAAAACGATGTAAAGGAATTTACTGAAAAATATCCAGATATAAGTCTTTCTGAATTGTTAGAAGATGAAACATTTAAAGATTATATCGAAGGTAAAAGAAAGCCATTAGTTACTTTATATGAAAACTATCAGAAAATGGAAAATAGTTTTAGAAATAAAGCAATAGACGTTGCAAAAAAAACTATCGCAAATTCTCAGGCAAGTCCAGGTAGTTTGGGTAGTGGTAGTGATGTCCCTATTGACTATAAAAATATGTCAAGTCAAGAATTTGCAAGGTATGTAAAAATGGCCAAAGATGGGGAATTAAAAAATTAAAGAAGTCCTGGATAGAATAGAGGAAAAAAATTATGGCTACACAAATGCAAACTATTACAAATGTCAGCAGTCAAAATCAATTATCAGCTGAGGACAAAACATTTTACGAAAGGGTATTATTAGAAAGATTATTACCACAATTAAACTTTTATAAAGATGCGATGAAGAAAAAATTACCTAAAAATAGTGGTAGAACTACTAACTTTAGAAAATTTAATTCATTAACAGCACCTACTTCAAGTTTAACCGAGGGTGTAACACCGGATGGAAATAACTTAAGTATCACAACTGTTACAGCGACAGTAGCTCAAGAAGGTGACTGGGTATCTATTTCTGATTTGATTCAATTAACTGGTATAGATCCAATAATCACCGAAACTTGCGAAATTTTAGGTGAAGAGGCACAAGAATTAATAGATAGTAGAATTCAAAGTGCTATTTCAACAGGTACTAACGTTTATTTTGCTGGTAGTGCAACAACACGTGCTGGATTAGAAACAGCTTCAACAAAAAATCTTACAGATGATGATATTAAAAAAATTGTCAGAAAATTAAAAAATGCAAAAGCAAAAAGATTTGATGATGGTTATTATCATATGCAAGTAGATCCAGATATTGCTTACGATTTAATGGGAAGCACTTCTTGGATTGATGTTTCTAAATATGCTAAACCAGAACAAATGCAAAAAGGTGAACTTGGAAAAATGCACGGAATGAAGTTCTTTGAAACTACAAATTTAAAAGTGGTTGATAGTTCTGACACAGCGCAATCAAAAATCCCTGTTCATATTGCTTACGCTTATGGTAAGGATGCTTATGCTTGTATTGATTTAGAGGGTGGTGCTGGAAAACCAGAAATCATTGTAAAAGAAAATGGAAGTGCTGGTTCAAGTGATCCATTAAATCAAAGAGCTAGTGCAGGTTGGAAAGCTGCATTCACTGCTGTTATTACTCAACCTCTTGCATTAGTAAGAGTTGAAACTGGCGTTAAAGCCTAATTGTAGGGGGATATTCCCCCTGCAAAAATTTATTTATGGAGGAAAAAATGACACAAGAAGAATTAAAAAAAATTATGAAAGAAGCAGGTAAAAAGGCTTCAGTTGAGGCTAAAGAACAAGGATTATCTCAAGAAGAAACTAAAGCATATATTGCTAAAGCAATTGAAAAGGTTCGAACAGAAAATCAAATTCTTGAAACAAATGAAGAGACTAAAACTGTACGTATTCCAATTGATAAATTAAATCCAGAAGACAAAGAAATCATTGTGGGAATTAATGAAAAATATGCCAAAATAATTAGAGGTCAAGAAACTCAGGTATCTTTAGCGGTATATGAACAATTAAAAAATGCGGGGTTAGTATAATAACCTCTTTATCAAGTTAAAAGATTAGTAAGTGCAACTCTTACAAACTTGACCACCAACAGTTAGGAGGAATTAAAATGACCTGGGGAGAAATCCAAATTGAAAGTTTAAAAAAAATGTTTTTAAATTCTAAAGATTTAAGCATTAAAGAATTAAATACATACAGAGAAGATAAAAAGTATAAAACATATTTATATGCTATGCCACAAGCTTGTAATGAAGCAATAAATTATATTTGTAATTTAGAACCTATTATTAAAACTTATAGTTTAGTAATTGACAAACAACGTACAAATTTAAAAGATAAAATTTCTGATTTTAAATACGTAAAAAACATTATAGCTAATAGAGCGTGGAATATGGAGAGTAATGAAGTATTAAATATAGAACCATCTTCAAATGAAATTATTATTTATTATGAAGCAGTTCCAACTTTTATAACAAGTACAACAACAGATACTGATACTTTAAATATTAATAATGACTGTCTAAGATTTGTACCATTATACATAGCAGGGGAGTTATATAAAGATGATGATTTAACATTATCAACAGTATATATGAATGAATTTTTAAACAACATAAACCTTATTACTGATAGAGTAAAAAATATAACCAATAATAAAATTGTACCAATTTACACAATAGAGTAGGTGATTATAATGTATAGCATACCTTCAGAAGTTAAAAAAATTCCATTTACAATAAATGAGTTCAAGGGTGTAGACTTTACTAGTTCTCCATTACAAGTTGATGTTAGAAGAAGTCCTAATGCAAAAAATATAATAAATGATAACGGATTTAATGAAAAACGACATGGATATTCTTCTCTAGCTACTATAGGCTCTTGTATTAATGGTGTTTGGAACATAGATACAAAAACTGAAGATTTATTTTTAGTACATTCTGGGAACGTATTATATCAAGTTTCTAGTGATTTTAAAACAAGTGTAGAAGTATTAAAGGGAATGAGCAATAATCGCTCTGTAGGTCTTTATTTTGATGAATATTTATTAATATTTGACGGTGTTAGAACTGTTGTTTTTTCTAAATTTGATGGTATAAATTATGAAGCAAAATTTTTAGATGAGTGCGGATATATTCCTACAATATCAATAAATAGAGATGAATTTGGAGCCGGAACAGATTATGAAAAAAGAAATCTGATATCTCCTTATGTTATTGATATGTTCGCATCTAAAAAAATAGAAACTGGAGTAGATGATGAAGGCAATCCAACATACAAAGATTGGGACACTTGTATCTTAAGTGAAAAAGATATTGATGAAATTACTTTGGTAGAATGTTTAAATTCTTCCGCAGAATGGGTAAAAGTCACAGATTATACTTACGATTTGTCGAAAGGAGAAGTTTATTATAAACCTGGAGATAACGTAATTTTAGGTCGAAATAATATAAGAATCACTTATAAACATGATTTACATACCAATAACAAAATCAACAATTGTAACATTGCTACTCTTTATGGATATGAAGGAAACAATGATAGAATTTTTGTGAGTGGAAATTCTTCGCTCCCAAATTATGATTTTTGGTGTGAACAAAATGATCCGTTGTACTGGCCAGATGAAAATTTTGCTAAAATAGGTGTTGAACCCATTACAGGCTATTTAAATACGAACGACGGTCATTTGGCTATATTGAAAAAACATAGTGATACAGATAATACTGTTTATTTTAGAAGCTATAATTTATTAAATGAAACTGAGGTTTTTCCATTAAAAGATGGAACGAAAAACATTGGATGTATAAGTAAATATGCAAATGTTAATTTACTAAATGATCCACTATTTTTAAGTGAACAAGGAGTATTTGCGATAGTAAGTAGTAGTTCAAATAATGAAAAATACGCTATGCAACGCTCTTATTACGTTAATGGCAAACTTTTAAAAGAGAATAATTTAGAGAATGCTATAGCCATAGCTGTTGATGGAAAATACTATTTAGGAATAAATAATCACGTATATATTGCCGATTCAAGATATTTAAGTTATCCAAAACATAGTAAAACTGAACAGTATCAATACGAGTGGTGGTATTGGGATAATATACCCGCGCGTGTATTTTTTTCATGGAATAACAAACTATATTTCGGTACCAACAATGGCCAAATATGTTCTTTTACTGATAATTATTTAGATATGAGTAATCCAGTAGAGGCTTATTGGGAAACTCCGTTTTTGGATATGAATACTAATCAATATGCAAAAACTATTAAAAGAGTTAGTTTAATACTTAATCCTTATGAGAGCACTTGCATTGAATTTGGATATGAACTTGATGATGGTAGTAGCGAAATAATATCTAAAGTATACGAAAATTTAAAAGATGATTTTCCTAAAACTATAAACGAAAAAGAACGAATCAAAAAATTTATGTTTGTTAAGTTTTATATGAAGTCAGATATAAATAAGAAAATGAGTTTTGAAAGGTTATTATGTGAGTATGTGCTAGCAGGAAGATATAAAGGAGAGTGAAAATATGAGTACAATGAATGATTGGATGACAGAAGCTAAGAAATACGCTAAAGAATATTCTGATAATATAAAACAGAATAATCAATACTTAATTGATCAATTAAATCAAGCGAAAGCAAATAATTTGGCACAATTAGAGGCACAAAATCAAAATAATATTTATAATCTAAATACAAATAAAAGTACAATTAATTCTACGGCCGAAGATAGTGCTAGACAATTAGATGTTGCTCGATTACTAGCACTTAAAAGTAATCAACAATCTTTAAATCGTGCTGGATTAGGTACACAGGGAATTGTAGGAAGTCAAGTTGATTCTATTAATAACAACTATAATTCTAATTTAGCAACTATTTTAAAAGATAAAGCAGCAGGTATGAGAGATTTAGAAAAGCAAAAACAAGATAGCTTGTTGCAATATAATACTAATAGATTAAATTTAGAAAATGAGTATGGGAATAATTTAGCTAATTTACAACAAAGTATAGATGATAAAGCGTTAAATCAATACAATACCGTATATGCTAATTATTTAAATCAAAAACAACAAGAGTATGATAATCAACGAAATGAACTTGCAAGACAAGAAGCTATAAGACAATATAATGAAAATTTAGAATTACAAAAGGCACAATTAGAATATCAAAAACAGCAAGATGCTATTGCTAATGCTCAAAAATGGGCGCAAATTAATGCTACTAAAGAAAAAAATCAAACATATAACTTTGATAATGATAATTCGAGTGTTAAACCATCTGTGAAGTCTTGCCCAGCCTTAGAAACAAGAAAGGCAACAAATTGGGCAGAGGAAAATATTTTCACAGATTCTGTTTTAGAAAACGGAATAAACGCTTCAATATTAGAAGGAATATTAGAAAAAGGATTAAATAGTAATTTAATATCTAAAAATGATGCTTCAAAGATTTTAGCAAAATTTGGATTGTAGGTGAATTATGAGTAATATTAGAGAGCGACTTGGCTTGATAGATAATAATTCTAGTACAAGTATAAAAAGTGATGATAAAACTAGTAGTATAAGAAGTCGATTAGGTTTAGAAAGTAATTATAGTCCTGTTAGTAATATTGATACTAAGCAGACAAATGATATTCTACCTACAGCATCATCACGTGAAGAATTATTAAATAGACGTAAGGAATTAAATGATAAGTTACGTAATCAAACTTGGAATAGTTCTAATAAGTCATTTATTGACAAAGTAGGTTATATATTTGGCTCTATGGCTGGAAAAAATAAGTATAATGATGAACAAAAGAAAATTGCTACTGAAATATCTGATATAGATAAAAAGTTAGAAGAAATGACATTAAATGATCCTAATTATTATAGTAAAGGATTAATGGGTTCAATTGATAAAGTAGGAGATACAATTGCAGGTAATGTAATGACTTCTATGAAAGGTATTGATAGCACTACAAAAAAAGCCCTTTCTACAGTTACTGATATTGGCTCTAAAGTTACTAATGTTGTATCTCCAACTTTATCTAAAATAATTGATGATAAAATAACAAAGAATATCGAAGGAACAATTGATTCCGATATGACACTAACTGAAAAATTAGCTAGTAAAGCTAGACAAGATACAACAGGAGCAGGTGGGATTGGTTTAGACGTTTTAGGTAGCTTTAGTAGAATGTTACCGCAAATGGCCGTCGGTAATCCTATTGCTGCAAATGTTGTTGGATTTGCAAATTATGGTGGTAGTGCTTACAATGAAGCGAAGAGAGATGGTGCAACAGAAAATCAAGCTACGTTGTATGGCCTTACAATAGGCACTTTAGAAACGTCTTTAGAAAAAGCTTTAGGTGGTTTCGAACACATTTATGGTAAAAGTGTGGCGGGAAAATTAACTAATAAAATAATGAGTAATGTTGTTAAGAATGAGTCTGTTAGAAAATTATTGTCTAATATGGGTGGAGAGTTTACAGAGGAATATTTACAAGAGTTTTTAGAACCAATTGTCAAAAATATTGTTTTAAAAGAGGAAAATGGTGCCGATTTTTGGAATACCATGAAAGATGATTTTTTTGCCGGACTTAAGCAAGGTTTATCACAATTATTTAATACACAAAATTTGTATGCTGGTTTCTTAGGTGGTTTGACTTCTGGTATAATGAATACACCACGTAGTATTGCAGAATATAAAATAAATAAGAAATTAAATAATATTGAATTAAACAGTAATTCTAATGTAGAAATTAATTCTAATAATAACCAAAATATTCAAGAAAACAGTTTAGGTTCCTTAAACTACAATGAAAATAGTAATCAAAGTAAATATCAATATTTGCCTACGACTAATGAAAAGATTAATAATTTAAAGCAAAGTGCATCGCAATATTTTAATAATTCTAATGAAACTAATAGTATGTTAAATACTATGGAGAAAGTTATTAAAGATAAAAACTACAATATTGTTTTTGATAATACTATTACTAATAAACTCGGAAATTCTGTAAACGCAAAAATAGAAACTTTGCCGAACGGGGAAGTTGAAATAAGAATAAATCCAAATTCTTCACGAGCTGGTGAATTTTTGTTAACTCATGAAATCACTCACGCTATCGAAACAAGTTCTATGAAACAATTGGTATTAGATTATGCTAGCAAAAACGCGGAATTTAATCAGTCTTTAGAAAGTTTGAAAACTGCATATGGCACTGATGAAGTATCTAGTGAAGTATTAGCTGATATTTCAGGACAGTTATTTGGTAATCAAGAGTTCATCAATAGTTTGTCAATAGAGCAACCAGGTATTTTTAAAAGATTGTATAATAAAATAGTTGAACTTGCTAATAAAGTAACAGGTAATTCAAAAGAAAGTTTATTTATTAAAGATTTAAAAAATAAATGGGAAGAGGCTTACAGAACTCAAAATAATAATTTAAATAATGAAACTAGGTATATGATGACAAGTATTAAAGGTATGCAAAATGGTATTAACACTAATAATAGATATCAAGATATCAAAAACAGATATGATAGAGCTTTAATTCTTGAATCAAGTGGCCAATATGACAATGAAACGATAAGACAACAAACAGGTTGGTTTAAAGACAATCAAGGCAATTGGGAATTTGAAATATCTGATCATAATACTAGACTTAAAATAAAACCTAAAGAAAATACTAAATACAAGTTATCAGATATATATGAAGCGAAAACTCTCTATGAAATGTATCCAGAATTAAAGGATATAAGTGTTGAATTTAAAAATATGAAAGGTAAAAGTGGAAATTATAATTCATCAGCAAAAAAGATAACAATTAAAAATGCACTACTTAATGATTTAAATAGTTTAAGAGGAACATTATTACATGAAATTCAACATTATATACAAAATGAAGAAGGACTACCAACTGGTACAACTATATTGCTTGGAAATGAGCAATATGCAGATAGTAAAGGTGAAATAGAAGCGACAGATACTAAAAACAGAAGAAATCTTACTGCTGAACAAAGAAAATCAATAATTCCTGAAAGTTCAAAAAGTAATCCTATTCATCCCAATAGGAACGCAATATTAAATCATAAACGAAATGTTGTTGAAAAAATTGCTGAGCAGATATATAATATATTTGGAGGAAATTCTAATGAAACATCTGAAGAAATTGATTTTCAAAATTTTGAACAAACCCATGAAACTGCTGATAAATTACATCAAAAAAACACGAATGGAATAGAAGAACTAAATAATGGTTCTTCTTTTGTTTTAAAAAATAGTGAAGGCAAGAATATTGATATATCAAATTTAAATGAAAACTCAACAATGGAGAGATATCATTATAATAGAAAGTATGATAAAAATAATATTGTTGCGTATCGCGGTATAAGTGAAAGTTCGGGTTCAAATCCAGCTTTTTATGGTTTAGGTCTATATACAACTTTAGATTACAAGTATGCAAAACAGTACGGGGACGTATTGGTAGTTGATAATAAATTTTTGCCAGACAATCCATTAAAGTTTAGAACTCAAAATGATTTTCAAATATGGGAGCAAGAACTTGCTAGACAATTAGGTGTAAAAAAAAGAGAATTATATTCTAGTGATTATGGTGTAGAACAATATATAAAAAAGTTAGGTTATGATGGTTTGATGATCGGGACTGGTAAAGATACAGATCTTGTTTCATTTAAAGAAACAGCCGTGAAATACTCTACTGACAACTCTACATGGCAAGAACATTTAGAAAAAAATTATAAAGCAACTGGTACTAGAACGTATTTTAAAGATATTTTAAAATCAGAGCAGAGTAATAACAAATCTGAAAAGCTTAAAAAAGCTCTTAATATTAAAGAAGATACACGTTCTGAGTCTGATAGATTAGTTGATAAAAAAATATATAATAATGCAAGAACTATTGGAGAGTTAGAGAAAGCAAAAAAAGAGGCTATAGAAAATATTAATAAAAAAATTACTGAAAAGAGGGAATTATATAAAACAAAGAAAAACAAAAATACTAAAATAGCAAATATTATTCAACAACAGGCTATTAGTCTTGAAAACCAACGTAATAATATTGAGAATGCCTACAATAATAGAATAAAACGTTTAGAAGAAAGAAATAAAAAGTTATCATCAAATGATTATAAAACAGAAAATCAAAGAAAAAATAAAATGTTACAGTACCGTGAGGAGGCACAATCTTTAATTATTGATAATATTGATACTTGGAAAGATAAAGTGGCCGGAATTTTATATAAAACTGAGAAAATGGATAGAAATATCAAGGATATAATTCCAGATAAAAAAATTGCCGATAAAATAGTTGATACTTATTATGAACCTATAAAGTCTTCTGAAGCAAAAATGGAAGAATATATTACTTATTTTAATGATAAGATAAAATCTTTAAATTTAAGCAACGAAGAGTCTGTGGCTGTACAAATGTTAGGTGAAGGTAAATTTAATGGTTCTAAATTTATTGAAAACGTTGAACAGGCTAAATCAATAATTAAAAATAGTAAATCTGATAGTGATTCTAAAGTTGGTGCTAAATTGTATTTAGATGCACTAGATTATATAGAAAATAACAATTTAGATATAAAGAAAATAGAACATTCAGTTAATTATTTTCGTAAGGTTTATGATAAACTTTATTCTGATATAAATCTTGCTTTAAAAGAACAAGGATTTAAGGAGTTGGAGTATAGAAAAGACTATTTTCCACATTTTCAAGAAGAACACTATAACACAAAAGTAGGAAAAATTTTTGAGAAATTAGGTTGGAAAAAAATAAATAATGATATACCTACAGATATTGCGGGTATAACAGATACATTTAAACCTAGTAGGACATATTTTAATCATGCTCAAAGACGTTTTGGAAATTCAACAGAATATAATGCGTTAAAGGGATTTGATCAATATGTTAGAGGTGCTGCTAACTGGATATATATGACAGAACATATTCAGAAATTAAGAGCCTTAGAGTCAGAAATAAGGTATTTGCATTCTGAAAAAGGTATTCAAGAACAGTATGATCAGATAATAAATGATAATAGCCTTTCTACAGATGAAAAGCAAACTAAGATTGAACAAATCTTTGAAAATGCTAATAATCCATTAAATAATTTTGTAACAGAATTAAGAAGTTTTGCTGATGGACTAGCTAATAAAAAGAGTGAATTAGATCGAAGACTAGAATCTAATTTCAATAGAACTGTTTATTCTACTATGACAAATATTGAAAGCAGAGTAAGCGCTAATATGGTAGGTTTGAATATATCAAGTGCTTTGACTAATTTTATTCCAATAACACAAGCGACTTCCCAGGTTAGTACTAAAAATCTATTAAAAGCTATGAAAGATACAATAAGTAATAGTATTAAAAGTGATGGCTTTAGTGAGAATTCTGAATTCTTAGTTAATAGAACAATGAAGGCTGATAGATTATATAAAACAAATTTAGATAAAATCAGCGATAAAATGGGTATTGTTTTTGATAGTGTTGATAATTTTACTTCTAATGTTGTTGTTAGAGGCAAATATTTGCAGAATATCGAAAATGGTATGACACCATCACAGGCTATGAAAAACGCTAATCAATTTGCTAATAATTTAATGGCTGGTCGTGATAAGGCCTCTTTGCCAACAATTTACAATTCCAAAAATCCTATTATAAAACTTTTTAGTGCTTTTCAATTAGAGGTAAATAATCAGTACCGTTATATGTTAAAAGATTTACCAAACGATTTGAGAGATAAAGGTACAAAAAAATTGGTGGGTGCTTTCATCAAGATGTTTTTAGGCGCCTGGTTGTATAATAAAATTAGCGAAGAAATTACTGGTAGAAAATCAGCATTTAGCCCAGCAGACATAGTTTTAGATTCCATAAAGACAATTCAAAATAATGATTTGTCAGGCTATGAAAAACTTGTAGATGTAAGTGGTAATGTTGCTCAGGAACTACCATTCGTAGGGGGGCTATTAGGTGGTGGTAGACTTCCTATTTCTGCTGCTTTACCAAATCTTGGTACTGTTACTAAATCAGCTTTTGAATTATCAGATAAAGAAAAAAGTGAAAATGCTTGGAATAGTATAAAAAAAGAACTATCAAAGCCTTTGTATTATTTAGTCCCACCTTTCGGCGGTGGGCAGTTAAAAAAGACTGTTGAAGGATTAGGAATGTATACACATTCTCAGCCAGGATCTTATACTACAAATGGAAAATTAAGATTTACGGCAAAAACAGATCCACTTTCTATTGCACAAAATGCAATTTTTGGTCAGTATGCTTCTAAAGAGGGTAGAGAATATTATGAGAAAGGTTATACAGCGCTAACAGAAAAACAACAAGAAGAATTTATGAATTTAGATGTTTCTATGAATGAATATCGAAGTTATTTATCGCACTTGTCGGATTTAAACAAAATTAAGGCTGATAAAGATGAGAATAATAATCCCATAAATGGAAGCGCTATTGCCAAACAAGTTTATGATTTAGTGAATAACAAAAAAGATTATTCCGAAAAAGAAATAAATTATTTATTAGGTAAGTTATCATCAAATTCTAAACATTCAGTCACTATTGAAGAATTAAGTAAAATAGATAATGATTTAGATGTTTATAAGTATTATTTTAAACTTAATTCGGATTCAAAGAAAAACTATATAAAGTTGATAGAATCTACAAATATTAATCAAAAAAAATATGTTTCTGCTATTGATGATATTGATAAAATACAAGATAAATATAATAAAAAGAAAGAGTATTCTTCTTATACTGGTAATAAAGCAAAAGAATATACAACTTATTTATCTAAGGAACAGAAGAAAGAACTGTTTAACTATATTAATTCTTTAGATATAAATAAGGCAGAAAAAATAATATTATATAAGAAATCAGGGTACTCAATTACAAACTACAAAGATTATATGTATAAATATATAAATAATCTTAACGCAACAAAGCGTCAAAAACAAGAGTTGTGGAAATTGTTGTATTAAATGTGAGGAGTGATGACAATGAGTAATATACAAAGCCCTAAATATGATAATGATTATATAACATTTGGTTATTTAAAAAAATCTTTAAACTCCGAAGATGAAAAACAAAGTAAAAAACTAGAGGTTATACCTAAAAATTATAATTCTCCTCCGGTTCCACCGTATTATGCAGGGAGCTTATTGTTATTAAATGGTAAAATATATAGATGTATAAAGAGTCGACAAATCGGCTCTTTTTGTATGTCTGACTGGCAAATAATTGTATCAACAGAAGAGATAGATACAGCTTTAAAATTTATGTATGATGTTAATAAATTAGAGTATTCTGATCAAACAGATGGTGTGATAGAAACCTTTTATCAAAGTGATGACCCCAGCATAAATTGGATTACTAACTTAGATAAAGAAAAACATGTTAGTGATTTATGGACTGTAGATTTAGAAAAACATTATCAATATGAAAAGAAAGCTACTAATCCAGTAACTTATGGTTGGAAGAAAGTAAATGTTCCTACTACACTTTTTGATATTTTTGATGGATATAAGAAGATATTTGTTACTACTCCAACGAATTATCAAAAAGATGATCTATGGCTTGGCGAAATAACAAAAGTCGCTACGGAAGATTCTGAAACGTTTGACGAAAGCCATTGGGATAATAGAGATGATTTTATTGAAAGTTCCAGAGTTGAACAAGAAGAATATCATAAAATTTATTTATTGCCAAAAATAACGAAAATTAATCGGCAAAGTTCTGCAGAAATCAAAAAGGCTATAGATGCAATTACTTTAACTGTTTCACAAACTTATGAAACTAAAACACAGGTAGAGAAGTATATTGACGATGTAAAAACAGAGGTAGCTGAAGAGTATACAACAAAAGAAGAAATGAATGCTCAATTTTCAATCACTTCTAATCAAATTAATAGTATTGTAGAGAAAAACACTTCTCAAGATGATCAAATTGGTTATTTAAATCAAGAATATTCAACGATAAAACAAAGGTCTGATGAAATAAGTGCAACTGTGGCAAATCAAAATAATAAAATTTCAGAGGTTACACAGACAGTAAATGAGTTAAATTCTAAAATCAGTGATATAGCAGATATTACTACATCCGTTGAGGATAATGACGCACAAGTAGAACTTAACAACATAAATCAGAGCGAACCAATAAAAATAGTGATAAGACCAATTTCGGAAAATATTTCTTATTTGTACCCTAATACAAACTTATTTCCAAGTGAAAATTTGTTTCTAAAAGTTAGAACAATTAGATTTAATAATATTACAACTAATGAAGTTTTTGATTATGAACTTCCCGAAGATTTACTTTATTATGATGCAGATACTTATGATGAATTTATATTAGATTATGATGAACATAGTTGCATTGTCAACAAAAAAGTTGGTTATAATGCAGATGGAACAACTTACGCATTAGAAACTCCAACAACAAATAGTTATGATTATCCTTTGATAGAACTTACCAATGGTGATTATGTAGTTTCTGTTTTAGGGTATCAAAATGCTTATATTTTTGCAAGGCTTATGGCCCAAAATATTTATACGACACAATTTGCTACTAGAGCTGAAGTAAAAAGTCAAGTATCTCAAAAAGCTAATGAGATTATAAGTACAGTTGAAGCATCTTATGAAACAAAAGAAAGTGCTGTGCAACAATATACTAAAATTCAACAGACAACTAATTCTATTACATCTGAAGTGAGTAATAAAGTTGGTAAGAATGAAGTTATTTCTCGTATAAATCAAACTGCTGAAACTGTTGTGATAGAAGCTTCAAAAGTTAATTTACAAGGTATTGTCAATTTTATTAATGCTGGAAAAACTACTACGATTAATGGTAATAGAATAACTACAGGTACTATTACCGCTACGCAAGTAGCTTCAGACATTATAACTACTACAAATTTTTCAGCACAAAACATAAATGCAGATAGAATTACTAGTGGTACAATTTCTACACAAAGATTAGCTAGTGACGTTATAACGACTATTAGTTTTCAATCACAAAGTATAAATGCAAACAATATCACAAGTGGAACAATAGCAACAGCTAGATTAAGTGCCGATGTTATAACAACGGCAAATTTTTCAGCTCAAAGTATAAATGCAAGTAATATAAATTCTGGTACTTTGTCTGCGGATAGAATTAATGGTGGTACTATAAGTGCTTCAACTATTAAATTAAAAAATGTCACTTTAGGAACGTCATCTAGCAAAATAGGTGGTTGGACTATTGGTACTTCAAGTATATATACAAATTCTTCAAAGGTTGCTAGTGCCATGTATACGAATGGAAATGTAATCTTTGGTGGTAATTATGGAATGATTAAATTTGATACTGATCCTGTAAGAATTACAACGAATAATAAAATGCTATTCTGCGATAGTTATAGCGAAAAAAATATGGCTAGTAGTTTAGACACTATTTCTATAAGGGCTTTCAATGGCCAAATACATATTAATTCAAATTACGCTGTTTATTCTGGAAGTAATCGAATTGATGGTTCGTCGTCTAAAGCAATTAAAACTAATATAAAACCAATAGAAAAACAATATATAGATGATATATATTTAACTGTAAAATCAATGCCACTTTATACCTATGATTATCTTGAAAAATATGGTGATAAAGATGATTTTGGTTTTATCATTGAGGATATAGAAAATACATGTTTAAAAAGGGTTCTTAAAATTAATCAAAATATTAATAATCCATTAGTAAAAAACTATGGCACTTTGGAACTTAGCAAAATGAATTTAGTTTTAATTAAAGAACTTATGAAAAAAATAGAATTTTTGGAGGAAAAAATATGTCATTAGATTATAAAACAGATTTAGCAAAACAAGAATATGTAGATGCAATTAACAATATAAATGAAAAATACGATTTGCCACTAACGATAGTCGAAATATTGTTAAATGCTATTTTATTAGAAGTAAGTAATATGAAGATTGTTAAAATTCAGGAAGAAAAAATAAAAGCGGAAAACGAGGTGAAATGAAATGAAAAAGATAACATTTAAGAATTTGCCAGATAAAACAACAGCAATAAGTGCAAATAATCTAAATCAACTACAGAATAACATAGAAGAGGCAATATTAAACCCAGTTGTCGAAAGTATAAAAAGTAAGAACTTAGTAAATGAAATTATTACAGGTTATACGTTAAACGGCACTGGCGGAATAAAAGTTGATGCAACACAATTTGTAACAGGATTTATGGAGGTTGAAGCTGGAAAAACATATACATCTCAAGGTTTTAAAGGTGCTAATAGTTTAGAAAATAATTATAAAGACTGGTATACGGCAGATAAGACATTTATTAGCAACACCAATGACAAAACAGCAACTGCCCCAGCAAATGCAAAATATTGCCGAATGAACGGTGTAATATCTACATCTTCAGATATGCAATTTGAAGAAGGAAGCACAGCTACTTCATGCACTCCATTTAAAAGATATGGTTACAATAGCCAAGAAAGCATGGGAAGTATAGTTGTAGACGATATTAGAAGTAAGAATTTATTTAATTTACAGGGGAATTATACTCGTAATATTAATTCGCCAACAATTAGCGGAAACAGCATTATTTTACCAAGTTCTGATGGTAACGGTGGATATACTAAATTCAGTCAAAAAATAGAGGTAAATTGTTCATTAACGTTTTCATGTACCATTTCCGATGGTAACGGTTATGCAAGACCTTTATTAATGCCACTAGATAGTTCTGGCAACGTTATTACTGATTTAACTATAGAGGGATATAGTTATAATCAATTCTATGGGGGTTATTGGAAAGAATGTGCTGATGGAAAATATTCTCTGACATTGAATTTCCCTTCGAATGTTAAATTTTTGCAATTGGGTTTTATACATGTATCTGCTAAATTTACAGACATTCAAATAGAAAAAGGAAATACTGCCACATCATATACACCTTATAAAAATTTTGACAATACAGATAATGGTTGGGTTGATATTGAATTAGCAAACACTTACAGTTTTTTAGATTTAGTCGCATATAATGGACTTCAATATAGGAAAATAGGAAATCAAGTTTTTTTAAGAGGAATGCTTATTAATTCGGTTGCTAATCCTGTGGGATATTACGCCACCTGTGGATTTGTACCAGAAGAATGCAGGCCAAAAAAACCGGCTTATTTAATATGCAATCAAGAAGGTGGACCATGTAATTGTACAGTTGAAACAGATGGTGGTATTCGTGTATATAATACAAAAGCAAACAGTTGGATTGCTTTAGATTCAATGAGATTTTTTGTTGATTAGAGGTGTACTATGAATGATATAACAAAAACAAAAAAAATAATAGAAAGAATAAATACTTTTAAATATTTTGCAGGCATTCTAATTGCTTTAATTTCATTTACTTGGGGATTTGCAATATCATGTTATAAATTTAATGAGAACTTAAAAGTAATACAAAAAGCAACTTTACGGAACACTATTTGGAACGAAAGCATTCCTATGCATGACAGGCTAGAAAGTTGTGATAGTTATCTTGCTTTAGGTTATAATTCAGAAACAAAAAAGTACTGTAATAAATTATTAGATATGTAGAAAGAAGGAATAAACATGTTAGGAACAATAATGTCAAATATAGATTTCAGTTCTATTATATTAACCGCCTTAACAGCTATTTTAGGTTGGTTAGGAGCGACAATCAAGAAAGTATATAATGAAAAAGTTACAAATGAAACTATCAGAAGTATAATTAGTGATTGTGTTAATTATGTAGAACAAAAATCTAAAAATGAAGAAATAAAAAACAAATACGAAATGGCTAAAGATAAAGCTGTAAATATTTTAAATTCTAAAGGAATTCAAGTTAGCGAAGATGAAATAGATTTACTTATTGAAAGTTTTGTTAGCAGTTTAAAAAAAGAGGTGAATAATAATGGAAGATAACAAAGAAATAATTATAGAAGAAACAGAATTAGAATTATCTAATGGAAAAGGTGAGGAAAATGAGTAAATCAAGTTTAATAGATATAACAGTACCAGCAAGTACAAATAATTATTCTAAAGGTCGCTCTGGACGTAAAATAGAGATGATTACTATACATCATATGGCAGGTATATTATCAGCTAAACGTTGTGGTGAATTATTTCAAAATCCTAACCGTAAAGCCTCTTCAAATTATGGTATTGGTTACGACGGTAAAATAGCTTTATACGTAGATGAAGAAAACACTTCTTGGGCTAATTCAAATTGGGACGCAAACTGTAAGTCAGTTACTATTGAAACATCTAACGATAAAACAGGTGGTGACTGGCACGTAGGAGATGTTACATTAAATAGTCTTATCAAACTAGTTGCAGATATAGCAAAAAGAAATAATTTAGGTAAATTGGTAAAAGGTAAAAACTTAACATGGCACCAAATGTATTATAGGACTGTTTGTCCAGGAGATTATTTACTATCTAAATTAGACTATATAGTAGATGAAGCAAATAAAATTAATGAACAAGTAGAACCAGTATCAGATTTAAAAATAGAAAAGATAGATAAAAAGAAAATCAAACTTAATAAAGATGCTAATCTTTGGAATTTAGATTTCATAGAATGGAAAGACGCTAAACCAGTTAAAAATTATGAAAAAGGCACTGTTATAGAGAATATTGTAGCTGTTGCTACTAATGCTTTGGGTGGCGAGTATTACATGACTGAATATTCTTATAACAATAATATTCATAATGGATTTAACGTAGTAGACTGTGAAGATGTAATTGATATAGTTACATACACAGTAAAAAAGAATGATAATCTTTCTACAATAGCATCTAAAAATAATACTACTGTAAAAGCACTAGTAGACTTAAATGCTAGTAAATATCCAAGTTTATTAAAAAATCCAAATCTTATTTATAAGGGCTGGGTATTAAGAATTAAATAATACAAAACACTAGGGCTTCGGCTCTAGTGCTTTTTTTGTGTGAAAAAATGGTTATATACAGAAATAAGTATCAGAAATAAGTATCAGAAATAAGTATCAGATTATTATTTCTTTTATTACTGTTTTGAGGTATAATAAAAAAAGAGATACACTCGATTTTTCGCTGTCAGATGTTATCTCTGTTCAACCGTTTTGTTGGCTAGTCGCAATGACTAGCTATTTTTTTGCTATAAAAGGTCAATAAATGTTGGACTTTTGTACATTTCCTATTTATTTTTTTATTAATGTATACTATAATTTAGTCGAAAGGAGAAAATAAAAAGAAAGCGAGATGAAAAAATGATAAAAAAAGTATACATAAATTGTAACAAAGATGGAAAATTAACAAGTACAGAATGTTATTGTGAAAATTCTATTTTATTTGATAAAAAAGTCAAATTAATATTAGTTCACAAAAGTATGATAAATGAAAAATGTAGAAATTGTAAATATATTTGTGATTTCCCTAAACAATTTATAGAAGATATTGACAGAACACATAATTGTTAGTATTTTTTGTATTTAACTTTTTCTTTGTTCCACTTATTGTAAAACTTCTTTAAATGTCTTATAGCCTTTTCTTCCATAACATCGCTATTTGCTCCAAAATCATATTTGTCATGACATTCTACACATGCTGTTACAACGTTTTCAGGTATACCTATACCCAATTGGCTTCTTTTTATTACATGACTGTTAGCATAGTTTAAAGGTACTGTTTGCCCACAAAAAATACATCTATGGTCGTCACGTTCCCAAACTATACGTTTTACTTTCATTGAAATTTCAGTAGCCTTAGTTAATTTATGCTTTTTACCTTTTATTGGCTTTCTCTTAATAGGAAAATCGTATTTTGCACAGTTTTTCTTGTTTACTGTGCATTTTTTAATTTTAAATTCTTTGTTTGCACAACATTTGCAATTGTCGTATGTAATTTCTTGTTTTAGTAAATTGCAATATAAAAACTTTTTCCCTTTTTTCTGCTTGATTTTTAGATTTGTACAGTACAT